TTCTTGACCACAACCCAAGCCAGCGCCTCGGCGTCTGGAAGGAGATGGTCGAAGACGAGCGCGGCCTGAAAGTCACGGGTCAGCTTTTCATGGAGAAGCAGCTCGCGCGCGAAGCCTTCATCGACATGAAGGGCGGCGCGCTGACGGGCCTGTCGATTGGCTACCGCACGAAGGCGGACGCCTACGATGGGCGGCGCCGGGCGCGCATCGTGAAAGAAGTCGATCTTCTGGAAGTCAGCGCGGTCACGTTCCCGATGCTGGAAAGCGCGCAGATCGCGGCGGTGAAGGCCGCGCAGCGCATCAAGACCATTCGAGATTTTGAGGAGTTCCTTCGGGATGAAGGCGGCTTCTCAAATGCCCAGGCGAAGGCGATTGCCACGCAGGGCTTCAAGGCTGCGGACCCTCGGGACGAGGACGAGGCCGATCTTGCGGCGAAGATTCGCCGTGTCATCGAAACCCTCAAATCGTGAGGACACCCCATGTCTGACGACATCAACAATCTGATCGAAACCCTTGGCAAGGGCTTCGAGGAGTTCAAGGCTGCCAACGACGCGCGCATCAAGGAGATCGAAAAGAAGGGCTCCGTCGATGTGCTGATTGAAGAGAAGCTGAAGCGCGTCGACGACGCGATCACGCTGGCGACGGAAGCGAAGGAGGCTGCGGAGCGCAAGCTGCCGTCGCGTCTCGACGCCATGGAAGCGAAGATGAACCGCGCCATGTTCGGCGGCGACCTGACCGAGACGAAGAAGGCGGAAGCCGAGCTTCGCCTGTTCAACGCCGAGACCAAGGCTCGCGCTGCGGCGCGCGGCGTCGCGGTTCCCGCGCCGTTCACCGCCGAAGGCTACGAGCAGTACAAGTCGGCTTTCAGCTCGTATCTGCGCAAGGGCGAGCGCTCGCTCTCCGACGACGAGTTCAAGGCTGTCTCTGTCAACGGCGATCCGGACGGCGGCTACCTCGTTCCGGCCGATCTGTCGGGCCGCATCGTGGCGCGCACGTTCGAGACCTCGCCCATGCGTGAATACGCGGCGGTGCAGGTCATCTCGACCGGCGCTTTGGAAGGTCTCTACGACCTGAACCCCGGCGTGTCCGGCGGCTGGGTCAGCGAGAAGCAGAGCCGTCCCGAGACGAACACGCCGCAGCTCGGCAAGTGGCGCATCGAGGTTGCGGAGCAGTTCGCGAACCCCGCCGCCACGCAGACCGTGCTTGACGACGCGGTTGTCGATATCGAGGCATGGCTGGCGGCGAAGACTGCCGACATTCTCGGGCGCACCGAGAACACGGCGTTTGTGTCTGGCGATGGCATCGGCAAGCCGCGCGGCTTCACCACCTACGCCACTGCGGCGACGGTGGACGCCTCGCGCGCGTGGGGCGTCTTTGAGCACGTCAACACTGGCGCTGCTTCGGGCTTCCTTACCACCGCTGTCGGACCGGACTGCCTGCTCGACCTGATCGGGGCCTTCAAACCTGCCTACATCAATGCGAACACGGCGTGGTATGCGAACCGCGCTGCGATCACGGCGGTGCGCAAGCTGAAGGATCAGCAGGGCATGTATCTGTGGGCGCCCGGCCTCCAGGCCGGCCAGCCGCAGACGCTGCTCACCTTCCCGGTGCGGCTGATGCAGGACATGCCCGCGCTGGCCTCGGGCTCGCTCTCGATGGCGCTGGCGGACATGTCCCAAGCGTACCAGATCGTGCAGCGCGCCGGGATCAGCACGCTGCGTGATCCGTACACCAACAAGCCCTACGTCCACTTCTACTCGACGGCTCGCGTCGGCGGTGCGGCTGTGGACTTCGAGGCGCTCAAGTTCCTGCGCTTCGGCACGTAATCGGCGGGCGGGGCTTAGCGCCCCGCCTTCCCTTTCAACCCATCGGAAAGAGGAGTTACGCAGATGCGTGACCAAATGAATAACCTTCACTTTGTTCCGGCCATCGCGCCGGTGGTGGTGCCTGACAACACGGCGCAGGTCTCGGCGATCATCGACACGCGCGGGTATGACAGCCTGACCTTCGCGATCCAGACCGGGACGCTTGCCGATGCCGACGCCACCTTTGCGGTGACGATCGACCACGGCGATGTCGCCAACCTGTCGGACGCTGCGGCAGTTCCGACCTCGATGCTGGTCGGGACCACGGCGCTGGCGAGCTTCACCTTCGCGGATGACGGTGAGTGCCGCAAGATCGACTATGTGGGGTCGAAGCGGTATGTCCGCCTGACCATCACGCCGAGCGCGAATGCTGGCAACGCGCCGCTTTCGTCGATGGCGATCCTTGGCAATGCGGCCATCGCGCCGACTGCCAACCCGCCGCAGTGATGGAATAGGGGCGGGTGAAAGCCCGCCCCGCTTTCCGATGACATACGCACCAGTCCAGACCGTCGCGCCCGCGAGCGCGCCGGTCACCTTGGCCGAAGTCAAGGCGCATCTGCGCGTCGAGTTCAGCGACAACGACACGATGATTCAGGGCTATTTGGACGCGGCGGTGTCGCATCTGGATGGCTGGGGCGGCATCCTCGGGCGCTGCATGGTCGCGCAGACGTGGCGGCAGGATTATGCAGAGTTCGGCGATGTGCTGCGGCTTCCCTTCGTCGGGGCGGCGTCGGTGGTGGTCACCTACCGCAACGCGCTCGAGGCGAGCGTGACGCTGGACGCTGGCGAGTACGTGCTTCTGACGGACGCGCTCGGGGCCTATCTCGCGCCGGGTGTGAACAAGTTCTGGCCGACGCTCGGGCTCACCCAGCCCGCTGTGAGCGTCACGGCGACTTATGGATTCGGCAATGCGGCGGCGGTGCCTGCCGCTCTCAAGGCGGCGATCATGTTGCATGTGGGCGCGCTTTATGAGGGCAAGGGCGATCTGCCCGCGGCCTTCTATGCGCTTGTCGCGCCGCACCGGCGCGTCGGGGTTTGAGGTATGGGCCCCGCTCACCTTCCGCACCGCGTGACCTTTCAGCGGCGCGCGAACACGGAGGATGAATACGGCTCGCCTGGCGCGGCTTGGGCGGCGATCTCGGGTCTTTCGCGGATCAGTGCAGGGTTCAAGCCTGCCTATGGCCGCGAACAGGTCGAAGCCGGGCGGCTGGAAAGCACGATGCGCGGCACGCTGACGGTGCGCCGGAGCGCGGCGAGCGCGGGCATCCTGGCATCGGATCGCGTGGTTTTCGAGACCGCGCCGTATGCAAGCCGGGTCGCGAACGTGCGTTCCATCGTGCCGACGCCGGACAACCGGCACATCGAGATCGTGATCGAAGAAGGCGTCGCGACGTGAGCCTGTCGCCGGAAGCGCGCGCCTCGCTCGCGAAGTTCAAGAAGGGCCTCATTGATCGGCTGCCGAAGGAGATCACGAAGGCGGCGGCGGGCGCGATCCACGAAGGCGCGCAGACGGTGGCCGCGATGGCGCGGCGGCTGGCGCCGGTCAATGACGGCGATCTGCGCGACAGCATCGGCTTCGACGTTGCGCCGGACGCTTTGAGCGCGGTGGTCTATGCAGGCGACGTGGAAGTCGAGATCGGCGCCAAGGGCAAGAGGCGGGTTACCCGCAAGCACCGGCACAAGGCTTTCTACGCCTGGTTCCAGGAGTTCGGGACTGTGAAGATGAACGCTCGCCCGTTCTTCTTCCCGGCCTACCGGGCGAACAGAAAGCGGATCATGGCCAATCTGTCGAAGGCCATCCGCAAGGCCAAGAAGGCGACGGGCTACACGACATGAAGGACGGAACGGCAGAAGCTACGCGGGCGCTGATCGCGTTCCTGCGCGGCGAGTCATCCGTCACGGCGCTGGTGGGCGCGCGCATCTATGATCGGCCGAGAGAGGATGTGGCTTTCCCTTACCTTCGCGTGACCCCGATACAGGCGCTTCCGAAGCGCGCGGCTTGCATCGACGGGTCGGAGGTCTTCATTCAGGTCGACGTGTTCGCGCGCGATAGCGCCGCGGGCGTGGCCGGCACGATCACTGCGGCCAAGATCATGGCCGTCCTGAGCGACGTGCTGGACGGCGGCGACCTGCCGGTCTCCAACGGTTTCGCGCTTATGCGCTCATGGGTTGAAGGCTCGCGCGTGCAGCGCGATCCGGACGGTCACACCGTCATGGGAATGGTCGACCTCCGCGTCGACTTGGCAGCCGCCTAAGCGGCAATCTGAAGGAGAAAAGCTATGGCGTTGCCGACCACGAAGTCGGGCCACGAGGTCGCGCTCTATATCGAGACGGCCACGCCCGGAACCTATGCCTATGTCTGCGGCATCGAGACCACGGAACT